TCACTCACTCCCCGCGAGGCAGGTGAGAATGAAACGGTAATACTTCGCCGCGCAACCGACCGCGCAATTCTCGTCGGACGCTGCTTTACATTCTGGGCAAGAACTCTTGTAAGGCATTTCGTTCCCCTTTCATATTGAAGGCCCCTTGCCCTCAATAAACCCAGCATAGCATGACCCCCTAGTCACTATTCACCGGGGTGGGTTAAGGAGTCAAGCCCCCAAAAAGTTGTTGAATACCAACACGTTTCTAAACAGCCAACCTTTTAGCCCCACCCGCAATCAAATCAGAATCATCCCCCACACCAGTCAAAACATTCAAGTACTCCATGACCCTTGGATGCCGTTTCTCCACCACAAGAACATGCGGATACACCTGCACGTTACTCACCTCCTCAATCGGCAACCACGAATCCCTGTCCTCACACAAGTCACCAATCAGTTGCAACACCAACTCAGTACTCGGATTCTCCACCAACATTAACCCACCAATGACGAGCCACGGCCACAGAGAAGAATCACCCGAAACAATAACGTCGTACTTGTCACCTTTATGCTCCGTGTCAACAACTGATCCATCCGGCAACATCTCCGACCACAAGTGAGGAGAAGCAGCACACAACATCCTGACCGGCCCAGTCGGTGTGTACTTGTCAAACGCAAGAATTGTGTCCTCGAAATGACACGCAACATCCCCCATGTTCTTTAGCCAAGAATCGCGGTAGCCCATTCGTTGCCCTTTCCTTTAATGTTAAAAAGTGACTCAACAATAAGCCGCTGCCGGTTCGCTTCCTCTGCCCGAACATCCGGGTTAAGAAGTTCCGTCGCATGATCACGCCATTCGTCCGGTGTCTCAGCGAGCCGCCCAACACCCGCTTCATGCAACAACTCGTATTCGCGTGTAGGTGAAGCAATAAACGGGATACCCGACGCGGCGTACTCCAGTCCCTTCAGGAAAGATTTTGCTTCATTAAACGGATTCATTGTCAACGGAACCAGCCCAACATTAAACTCCGTGAAAAGTTTTGGGTACTCCACTATCGAAGTCATGTTTTGGGTAGACACCTTTTTCAATCCAGCACGAACACCGAAATGTTTCCCGTCCCCAGAAATGTGACCTGCATGATGCACCCGTATCCCGTGATCTTTACTGAACCCCGGCAACCAGTCCCGCAACAGTTCAATGTCCCCGGATCTCCACAACGTTCCACCGACCCAACCAAAAACGGCTTCACCATTTTGAACCATAGGTGTGTAACGGTCAACGTCAATACTGTTCCGAACCAAACAAACATCCCTGACCCGACGCGAGTAATGATCGGCAAGGAACTCCGTCGAAACAATCACCCTGTCAGCGGCTCTGATCCCAATCTCGTACCACATCCGGTTACAGTTAGGGTCAGTGTGCGGGTGCGTGGAATGGTAAGCAATATTGGTTGGCTCCAGCCCGTAATGAAAATCATCCACATCCACAATTACACGCTCCCCCCTCGCCCGCATTATTGGGATCATTTCGGGGAAAGCCTTGTGCATGATTAGTTTCGTGACGGTCGCGTCGTACCCGGTCAACATTCCATCTTTGTACGCCACACCTACCCCGTAGTCGGTTGCGAGCCGTGGCTGCCCAACAACTGTCTCCCAGCCTAGTTCTTCTAACTCACGGGCAGGTAAAACCATTCGATACCACGCGCACCCGTTTGGTTCCGGTGGCTGAATGTTGTTATTAAAATCAGTCGTTACAAAGGCCACGCCGGGCACGTTCCACCTCAACCATGTGGAGAGTCAATGCGTAACCAATAATGTCCACGACCGTATCGGCTTTCGGTTTATGGACTTGGCGAGCAATTTTCATTCCCACCATGCACAAGGAAACCTGCTCAGCGGTTACGGGACTGTCAAGGATCACCGACCATATTTGTGCAGCACGGTCAAGGTTATCCAGCGGGTGACCGTACTCGTTTTGCCGTTCACCGTTCACAAGGGAAGCGGCGTAAGCGGCTATGTCCTCTGGAAGCATCGCGCTAGAGGACTTGGAGGTCTGTGACACGGGTATCAGGATACATGCAAAAAGTTACCGTGCCCGCCTGCGACACCTCTCCGCTTGAAAGTTTCCACCACTCCGAACCACCATCCATAGGGGGGGCCTGAATCCATAAGCATCCGCCCCAATCCGCTAAACGCAAATGATGATAGTGACCTGAGACAAGAACGTCAGCGTCCCCAATCGGTTGCTTCCCCCCGGCCTGTTTCTGCCACCACGTTTTAAGTTTCGTTTCCGGTGTCGCACCCGCACGAGCAATATGCCCGTGAGTAAGCCCTAGAATCCAGCCGGCAGACTCAAGGGTCAAGGTTAATGCGTCCCGTGGGTACAGGAACTTTATGTGACCGAACGTTTCCGGGTTGGCGTGAAGGATCTCCTCAACCATTTCAACGATCGCAAGATCATCATTATCCTGCAAAGTAGTGAACGATTTACCGTCAGCCCTGTTCTCCCCGTGATTACCTCCAACAGCAGCAACCGTGATTTCGGTGAAGTGTTTCGACCACGCCATGAGGGAATCTAGGAGAAGGCGACGGGTTACTTTTACCTGATCTCTCCGATCAAGTTCGACGTTGAAAGTTTGTGACGGGTAGAAACCGACGCACCCTTCAATGGAATCCCCTGTCCATAGGACGTTTAGTTTTGAGATGCCCCTACCAATACCCCGCAACTCTTTAACCCTGCGTATGACCCCTTCCCGTGCGTTTATGACACGTTCTATGGTTCCCTCAAGCCCGTCCCCGTCATTCTTACCTATCTGCCAGTCAGCAAGAACAACGTTAAGGACACCTTCACCCTCGAACACTTTCTTTGAAGGCTTCCTCCGCAACGCCTCCTTAATCAAAGGCTCCAGATCAACACCTAAAATTGTGCGACGAATAACCCGCGCCTTGTACTGCCGGTTATTCCCCCCATCCTCCCCACCCCACGAATTAAAAAGAACAGGCTCAACAACCTCAAAAAGTTCCGGGTCAAGACCCCAATGACGCAGAACATGATCCCAGTCCGGGTTACGCTCACCCGCGATAGTAGAAGTCGTGACAGTTCCCTCGTCACCCTCCCACACAATGCCCGGAACCCATTTTTTACGGCGCGGTGGTTCAGGTTGATTTTGCAGGGCTTTAGTGAACTCGTCTTTCAGAGACAAAATTACTCCTGTTGGTTAACGGCGCGACACCTTTGACAAGCGATACGCCACGGGGAAGTGACCAGTTCAGCAAGTAGTTTGTTGCAACGCCAACAACGAGGCCGTTCAACAGAAACTGAACCCTTACCGTACACGTCCATTACCGTTCAACCATTACGCTAAAAGTCATGGCAAACTGGGGACGGTCATTATCATCAACACCTAAAGGAGTCATAGAACCCTCACTCATTACGCGAAGGAAACGAACACCCGAAAGAGTCTCATCAGTAATTCCACACAAAACATCACGAACATCAACAATCTTCGTTCGTGTACCCGGATAGTCAGCCCGCGAACCGCGAACCATTACTTGCACCGTTGGCCTCTCCAAAGTCGCAGAGTTACTTTGCATCACTTCAAGAGGAACCTGCCCCGGCCCTTCAAACAAAGCAACGCAAGCATCAGGAGTGTTTGGCATCAGGCCAATAAAAATGTCCACAGCCACAGTGCCAACGGAGGCTAGTTGAAGTTTTGTTGCTAACGCTTCAAGCATCATCCCCCCATTTTAAGGTAGACAAGAACACGTCTCTTAATATCATTCACAAAAGTCGCGCGAGCCAAGTCCACCGGGATCTTCAAAAAATGGTACGACTTACCCGGTTTATGCTTAGCCTTCGGGTTCTTATGCACAGCAGCAGCGTACTTTGCTGAAGCCCCACCATAAGTAATTTTCACCTCAACGCCGGAAGCGTAAGCCTTCGGTGGCTCCACCCTGCCACTATCCTTCAAAAATCCTTTATCCACAGGAACAATTATTTTAGACTTATTCAAAACCTCATTAGCCGTCATAAAAAGAGAAGTAGCAATAACAGTTTCCATCCCCTTACCAGACATTTTTTTGAACAAAGCCTGAAGTTTCTTTTCCCCCTCAAACTCAACCTTGATAGCCATTACGCACTCAAACCCAAAACAGTGTGATGCCAACCGGCCTCGTCATAAGGCCGCTGCACAGAAATAATTACAGGCGCGGAACCGTCAGCCAAAACAATCTTAGAAGAAGTGGTCACAGCAACCTGCCCATACAAGTACACTTTCCCAATCTCAACAACCTCACGACCGTCAGGGGCAACAGCAAGTTTTGTGTTAAGGACCAAATGGGCAGAAGAGGAAACCCCGCTGGCATACGAATACTTCCCATAAACATCCATAGTAGACGCGGCAAAGATCGTTACCGTTTCAGAAAACAACTCTAGGTACGCTGTTTCAATGCTCACGTTTTGTTGTCCATCTGCCCTAGCACAAAGTCGCTCCCAGAATCCTCATCAATCTTATCTACCGTTTTTAACAGTGAGTTAGCGTTAACGATAGGTGCGGC